GTAAAAATTAAAAAGCCGCCTTCCCAAATCCATTCGTATTGGTCAGGTCTCTTCTCTTTGTCTTCTAATCTTTGAGCTTCAAGTACATCAGGAAACCAAGGGTTGTCGTGGTAGTTCATTTGCACTATCTTACAATCTGAAGGGAAACTTTGTCTGAATCTTTCATGTGTTGCGCTGTACTTTGATTCAGGATTCCATGTAACCCACACCTCTGATGAAAAGCCTATGCTTTTGTCTTCTTCACGTACTGTTGGCAATAGTAAATCCCATGCTCTGCCGCTTACTTGTTCTGCTTCATCTACCCAAGCTATAAGAATACGTGACTGTGATTTAATACTGTCTAGTGAACGTCTCAGTCCTGCAAACACATAGGTTATGTTTCCATCCTTAGACCTGATGAAGCGTTCTCCGATTTCGTAATAGTCAGCAAGCCATGACACAGACAATATAGCAGACTTCACCTCAGCCATAGATGACTCACTCAATGAGTTCATAAACTCTCTGCCGCAAAGGATGCTTCCTCGAATGCCGCTCTTACCCCAACGATAGCCAAATACTGCGCTCATCAAAGCAAAACTGGTGGTCTTTCCGCTTCCTCTGCCTCCATAGCATGCCCTAATTCGAGCTGTTCCTTCAAAGACAGGTATTAACTTATCCGGGAGCTGAATCTCTTCAACAACCTCAGCCATCTGATTTGCTAACTAATTTAATAACAGTAGGAGCTTTCATTGATTCGTCTGAGCTTGTGTGGTCTATCTGTGACTTCTCACCATACTTGTTAGGCACGAGCTTACTGGCTACCCACTTTCTTGCATCTATCTGTAAGCGTGCAACCTGAAACGATTGATTGTCTGCTTCATCTGCAATAGCTAAGATTTGGTCAGCATGAAACTCAGAGCTGATTGCTTTCGCGCGCGTGTATCTATCGGATAATCCATCTATCTTATACATCCATCTGTACCAAGTATCTGCATTCGGTGTCCACTTTTCTTCTCTACATAAACTGATGACACTTCTACCTGAAGCTATCTCTTCTAGCATTCTATCTTCAAGCTCTTCAGAATATATTGTTGGTCTAGCCATTATGCTGTCCTAGTCTTCCTAGTTTTCTTTTTCTTATTTGCATTTCGTTTACTGATTGCTTTACCTTTTGCAACTGCATCAGCTTTACTGGATGCTCCCCATGCTCTAAGACTTTTTAACAATGGAGTTGCTTCACCATTTTTATACTCAGCTCCTTTGTTTCTACCCATGCGTTGCAAGAAAGCGGCTCGTCTTGGATTGTCTCCTGATTTAACTGGCGCACCCATTAACCAATACCTCTGTTCTTTGCAGTCTTAGCCGCTTGTCTAAAGTTCATAGCAGTTGGTCTACCTTTAGCACCTTTGCGTTTCATTTTCTCTCCACTACCTGCTTTAATTCTTTTGCGTTTAGCGTGGATTCTGTCGTACAACCCTATTTGACTTCCCATATTATCTCCAATAAATTAGTTAGGACACCCAGTATTTTGTAAGCACTACCTGTAGTAGAAATAAAAAATGCCCTAACTAATTAATTAACTTCTTCCAATTATCAGGAAGGTTTAACTTAATACATAAATCATTCTCTACCCAAGTTATAACATTATCAAGGTAAACACCAAACTCTTTTGTATTTAGACTTGCTGTCGATTTTAACACCAGTCTTGGTAATCCTGCAACTTCTTCAATTCTAGTTTCAAGAAATTCAGTCTGACAATGCACATGAATTGCATCTTTAGTGTTTTGTGTTTCGACCCTCACTTGGTCAACAATTAACCAATATAAATTATTTTGATGACCTGTCCGGCTCATCTTATTTTCTTTAATAGTAATTACAGCTTCATCAGCATTTGTCTTTTTAAAGAATGCTTTAGTCATACCCTCAACTATATCTGCTTTAGGTTTATCTTTTTTTAGTATTCTGTTTAACGATTCACTCACAATAAATAATCTCCTTAATGACTCAACCATAGTTAATGATTTTGTATGCATAACCTAACAACAGCTCCTGTTTAATTAAATAAGCATTCTTAGATTCTGTGTCACCATTACCAACAAAAGTTTTGTACTGTAAGTTGTTTTCTATAATGCAATCTTTAATCCTTTCACGTTCTACAAATGCATACTTGGTCGGTGTTACAAAAACCCATGCATCAGCTTTACTAGTCATCAATGCAGAAGGCTTATCATACATTGAAATCTCTACTACTAAATTACCTGTGGACTTACTCTTAAAATCTTTCTTAACTTCATAACGTTTGTGTATCTCCGGTACGTATATGTCCATCTCTTTACAAAGACCCGGAATAATAACTGCACAGGGATATTTAGTCTTTAATAAATTTAATACCTCTCTCTCTGCATTATGTCCATCTTTTAAATCTTCATCAAACGTGTTCATTCACTAGCAGTCCAATGCTCATCAACAAGACCTGATTTAATTAGTTGCCGCTTAGTTCTTGTTATAGCAAACTGCGCCATCTCTTCAATAAAGTAAGGCTGATAATAAGGATGGTCTTTTGTATCATATAAAGTGTGACAGGCATGACATCCATAAAATCCAATATCATTACCATGTGAATCTTTAGCTTTAAGTCCAACTCCTGCACCATTTTGATGACAGAAGACTACCTTTTCATTATTGACACCTGAGTCACAGACATCACTCCTGAAAGTACATGCTTTGCCTTTGGCGCTCCGGGTAATACTATTTTGTTTCATTAAATCCCCAATCAATTAATTGTGAGATGACATCAGCTACAGAATACACTACAGCAGTTGGACATCCTACATCATCAAGAGCTTCTATCATATTTTTTTGATTATCAGTCAATCTGCCCTTTGGTGTCTTGCCATTCTTAGGTCTCTTTACTTCCAAGAAATAAGCAAACCCTCCGGGCATAATCACACATACATCAGGTATGCCACTCTTAACACCTTCTGCCTTAAATCTTCCTGCCTCACTTTTACTTCTCTTGCCACCATTAGGAATAGCAAAATAAAAAATCTTTCGCATGTCTAAATACTGACATATTGCTTTCTGTACTTCATGCTCATCGTTCTTCATTTATTTTTAGCCTTATCCATAACCATATTAAATTTTAACTGGTCGCATAAAGCTATAATTTGGTCTTCAATATCAGACTTCAATTTTTTATCTTCAATTTTAGTAAGCAATCCATACAGCTTATAAATTGTTTCAGCTACATCTTCATTGGACATTAGCTTGTAAGTTTCCTGAATTCTGACCTAAGTAAGTTGCTAATCCATAAATTGCTAAATGAAACTGAGGTCTATCTGCTTTGATTCTATGAGTTAAACCTGACAAGCTAACTCCCATCATGTCTGCACATTCTTTTTGGGTAATGCCTAGCTTCTTAATCTCAGCAGGTATAGATTGGTAATAGATTATTCCTGTTGTATTCATATCCTTAATATTAGTTAACTTAGACTTAATTATATCAATTGGGATACGAAGCGTTAGTTGGTTTAGCTTTTTTTTTCTTGTGTACACTTCTCCTTCGGAGACTTACTTTCTGAAGAGCCTGAGCTAAACGCTCTTTTTTTTAAAGCTCTTTAGACATCGGGTTCAGTTCCTGAGCTGAGGCTTTTCGGAGACAAGAAAATCCCTAACCACAACTAAGCAGTTAGAGATTGTCATCGGTATACAGTCCTTCGCAGTATTTATCCGTATGCCTGAAACCATTACAACTATTCAGGTCAGAGTCATCGCTACCTTGTAATAGGTACTCAGCCATCTGCACTCTGCGCTAGATTTTATTTATCGCTCCAAGGTGGTTACCAATGTAGAGCTTCTTAATCCAACATCAATCAACAGCGTGTGGAATACAATTGCTGAATCTCTTTAATATTTATACTGGACTGAGTGACACTTTTTGAAGAGCGAGACATTTGTCCAGTCGTATCCAAGGTGAGTCAAACCAACTTGCTTTGATGAGAATTTAAGTATAATAATTCTCAGAACAGGTGACCAACACACCAAGTTTAGAAAAACCCTGAGAGAACATTCCAGACCTCTTGGGGTTTTTTGTTTTCTCTAAACCACAAAATTGATATGATAAACTAAATCAAAATAGAGAAAATAGTTTTTAAATAAAATATTTTTTTTGCACCTAAAAAAGAGTATATCGGATTGTACAAAAAAGTAGCAATCTTGAGATTATTGAAAAGACATACTAGCATTAAGGTGAGCATCTTGCACCTCTAGAATCGAAGATTTGACCCCTTCCTGAAAACCGGTTTTTTAAAATTAGCCAAAATACGCTATTTTTACCCTGTTTTTTGCCATCAAAAAATGTGCTGATTTTGCCTCATAAATAGGTCTATTTTCTGACCCTATTTTTCTGTCTAATTAAATAGTTCTTGCATATGTATATAAAATAAAGTATGATTGTCTCATGTTCGAGATACGGACATGCACTTTTAACCAATAGGAGATA